CGTGGACAACGTTTGGAGGATGTTATATTAGAAGATCCTTTATTGACAAGGTTGGGGATTTCGATCCAACTTACGAGTGGACATACAACAGAGACGTGGATTACTGCCTTCGAGGACGAGAAGCCGGTGAACGTATATATCAGATTCCAGTCCGACTCTTTCACCACGAATCTAGAGACACGAAACGAATAAAAACACAATCAAAAGCTGCTATGGAAATGAGAAATCTAAGGAGGCTCCAGACGAAATGGGGCAATTCAAAATTTTATAAAACGCTGGACAAAGAGATTAAAAATGGATAAATTAGTTAAAGAATGTAAGATATGAAAATAGGAGTTATCGGAGCAGGAAGACTTGGACTATCTTTCGCCCTTTTGTGTGAGAACTCAGATTATGTTACGTTTATCTCAGATAAAAATAAAAAGTATTTAACTAGTATAAATAATAAAGAATTATTTACAAATGAGCCAGGGGTAATAAAACTACTTAATAAAACTGAAAATCTTGTAATATCTAATAACAACTTTGATGTAATAGACAATTGTGATATTATTTATATCTTTGTTAATACTCCAAGTCTTCCAGATGGAACATACGACGTATCTTCAATCTGGGAAATAATAAAGGAATTTGAAGGAGTCGTTGAAAATAAGCAATTAGTTATTGGAAGTACAATCAATCCAGAAGACTGTAATAAATTTAAAAAAGAGCTGGGATCTAATATACAATTGTATTACATTCCTACTTTTATAGCACAAGGCTCAATCATAGAAGATATTAGCTCTAATAGCAATATATTAGTAGGTTCTGACGTACACAATCTACCTTATTTTGATGAGATATACTTAAAAATACTTAAACAAAAGCCTAAATTCACAATTATGTCGTATGTTTCTGCTGAAATTACCAAAATAGCGCTGAATAGTTTTATTACTGCTAAAATTTCTTTTGCTAATATGATAGGTGATACACTACACAAATCTTCTTCTGAATCGGAAATAGATAAATGTCTAGACTTTATTGCTTACTACACAGGGGCGGGACAAAAATTTTTTAAATACGGGTTTGGGTATGGGGGTCCGTGCCTACCCAGAGACAACTCTGCATTATCTGCTTATATTAAAAGTACCGGACTAAATTACACTTTATGCCCAACACTAGATAAGTGTAATGATGTTCACGCAAATTATTTGAAAGATTACTATCTAAACAAGAATAGCTCAAGTTTTCTTATCAAATCTGTAACTTATAGAAAAGAATGTGATAGTATTACTGATAGTCAACAAATTAGGCTTGCTATAGATCTTTTACAGGCAAATAACATAGTTTATATTTTCAAAGACAATAATTTGCACCCTGAGATAGAAAGTGATTTAAAAAACAGATTTAAAGAAAAAATTCAATTCGTGACCGAGTTACCAGTTACAGAAGATGAATTAATTATTATAGATTTTTAAGATGGATAAAGTATTTATAACAAAAGAGCAACTGACGCAATCAATTCAAAAAAGACAAGAGAGTTCTGGTCCTTTCCTACTATCATTGGTTTGGATTTGGTTTTTTACAAGTGTAATATTTTTTGTAATTCCTGCTCTAGCTTTGATGTGTGCGTTACTTATTATTTATCTACCTTTTTATTGGATAGATAAAGCTATTATTAGAAGGAGACACAATGTCTAAATTAAACCACGCGTGGGTATTAGCTGCCTTAGATCAGGCCGATAATGAACGATCAAAAATTACGGAGAGAGAAAGAGAGCTTTATGGCGCTTCTTCAATTAGGCAAAGATGTTTTATTAATAACCTCTGTGCTGCTGGCAAGATTAATTATTTAGAAGTAGGAGTTAGTCGAGGAGCTACTATTATCTCAGCAGTGATGGGTAACGATTGTAAAGCTGTAGGTGTTGATCATTTCAAATATGATGATAGAGACCCAAATAAATGGGCTCCTGAAGGGCATATTCATTACAACGTTGAATCCCAGCTAAAAGCAAACATTGAGAAGTATGATACCCACCCTGAAACAAAAATTCCTGGAGCTATCTCGATTGAGCAAGGTAGTTTTGAAACAATGGACTTTAAGAAGATGCCAAAGTTTAATGTATGTCACTTTGATGTGTCGCCAGTTAATCAAAAAGTTTATGATGACTTTTTTGATAATGTCCTACCTGCTATGACACAAGAATGCGTAGTTGTCTTTACATCTCAGTCTAATGCACAACACGCAGAGGAACTTAATAAGTCACTTATCAGGCATCAAGATAAGTTTACCACTCAGTATTCTGAGCTACGCGTATCTGGTGGATTATCAGACGCGACTAAGTATTATAGTGGTATCCGTGTAATTGGATTTAAAAAGAAGGCTGTACCTGTCAAGGCAACAACAACCGTAGTCCCTAAAAAGAGTGTCTAATGATAAAAAAATCTGCTATCAGTTTAATTAGCTATGACGCGCATTATCTTCCTAAAAGTATAGAAAGATACTATAACTATGTCGATGAGATTGTGTTAGGGCTAGATAAAAACAGAACAACTTGGAGTAAGAATCCTTTTTCGTTTGATGAGGACGCCTTATGGAGTCAACTTAGCCAAATTGACGGAGACGGTAAAATCTCTATCGTAGAAGAAGATTTCGTTCAGAGCGATGTCGCCATTGAAAATGATAATTATGAACGTAATTATCTCAAAGATCAGTGTTCTCACGATTGGATCTTTAGCTTTGACGCTGATGAAATGTTAGTAAACCCAAAAGATTTTTTCTATGACTTTTGCCCCTTAGTAGAAGACTACAGAGATGCTCACGACATTTGCATGACCTGGGTGACCCCCTATAAAGAACTCGGAGACACTACCTTAGTTATATCAGAAGAAGATGGTTCTCCGTTTTTTGGTGAAAATCAAGGCGTTATTACGGGTAAAAATAACACGTTTACTTATGCTAGATGGACTAACCAAAGTGCAGCAGGCACTAATAGAATATTGTCACCCTTAGTTGCATTACACTTTAGTCTGTGTAGAGAAAGTGATGACTTACACAAAAAAATTCATAATATCGGACACTCTGACATTGTAGAAGAGGACCCTTTCTATAAAATTTGGAGCCAAGTTGATATGGATAACTACAATCAGTTAAAAAATTTCAAAACATCAGGTTTAGGAGAAGCCCAGTGGCCCTCACTAGAACCGATCGAAACTCAATTTCTTTTTGAGTATGTAGAACAATATTTGAATAGGGCATACTAATGAATTTAGAACTAGTTGGTAAATTTTACGACAATCACTCCTTATCAATTATCAACAGGAACTTAGCCCTGAAACTAAAAGAGCTTGAAGTAACCTTTTGTATCACGGCTTTAGACCAATATAGTCCTGAAAGTGGATTAGACAAATCAGACGTAAAAAGCTTAAAAGAATTAGAAAAAGTTGAATTAGAAGATATTGATGTACAAGTGAGACATTCTTATCCTCCTATTTGGCAATGGCCTGTTAGCGAAAAAACAAAAGTAGTATACATCCAACCTTGGGAATTCGAAAAAGCTTTGTTTGAGTGGCAATACAAATTTGAAACTTTTGCTGATGCTTTAATTGTGCCTAGCAACTACATTGCTAATGTATTTAGATCTGGAGGGCTAAAGCCTAGTAATCTTTTCACGGTCCCTAACGGGTTTGACGAAAAAGTCTTTAATAAAGGAGAGCCAACAGATTTACACCCCTTAATCAGCCCTGATGAATTTAACTTTGTATACGTAGGTAACTCTCAGTGGCGTAAGGGATTAGATATCTTAGCTAACGCCTGGGGTAAGACTTTTAAAAAGTACGATAAAGCTACCTTAATTGTCAAAGATAATCCTAAAATCTATGGCAAAAACAATATCCTTAATGAGCTAATTAAAATGCAGTACAAGACAGGATGCTCCAGAGTAGTATATATCGACGAAGAATTATCTCAAGAACAGATGGCCTCTATCTATAAAGCGTCTAAAGTAGTAGTACACCCATATAGGGCTGAAGGATTTGGGATGCATATACAAGAAGCTACAGCGTGTGGCTGCTTACCCTTAATACCATCAAACGGACCAACAGATGACTTTATACCTCAAGATATTGGAATCAGAGTTAATGTCAACAAACAAAGCATGAATATTCAAGACTCAAGTGTATTTGCCATGAAGCCTGGAGACGCCACCACGTTAATGAGTACACATACTTTTTACAATGAGCCTCAATCAGAAGATTTGATTAACAAAATGAGATTCATTTATCACTCTCACAACAAAGATGGTCAGTTCTTTGATAAGCTAAATGAATTTGAATTAGTAAATACGTGGACAAAAGTAACTGAAGAATATTTATCTATTTTTAAGGAAGTGAATGACAGACCTGCTACGGTCAGAGGTTGACTTAACTGATTCTTATTGTATAATAGGTATAGAGGTGATTTATGACAGATGATTTAGACAAATTTTTCCAAGAACTCGAGGAAATGGCGGATAAGGCTGAAGTTGAGAGGTTAAGAAATAAACCTCTTCCACAGTCTGACCTTGATAGAAAAATCTTAGATGATTTTCACGGATTCGCTCCCACTATTGATGAGTCTTTCAAAGGTAAACTCCCTACTCTTAGTTCGAAAGCTCAGATTTTTATATCAGAAAATCTTGAAGAGGGACAATATTTTAGATTAGGTATAGAAGGCGGGGGTTGCTCAGGATTTAATTATCTTTTTGATGTTGCGGACTACCAAGAAGAGCATGACATTCTATTTAGTGAAAATCCCCCCGCTATTGTTGACGACATGAGTGTTAAATACTTATATGGATCAGAAGTAGACCTGTATACTGAAGGTATGAATAAGATGCTAAAAGTAACCAATCCTGGAGCAAAGGCCTCTTGTGGATGCGGTACCAGTTTCGCTTTTAACGAGGAGTTATTAGATTTATATGAAGACGTATGATTGGATTGTAAATGAAAGTAATTTACCTTGGCTCAAGCTAAACATTTCTTTTCCTTACGAAGAAATGTACAAAGAAGCAGTCGCGCTTAAAGACTATTTTGTAGCTCATAGAGATAAAGACGGAGATGCTGCATCAGGAGGGTATGCTCATAAAGGATGGAGAAGTTTATGTGTACACGGCATTGATCACGAAAAAACTAATCATTTCGTACAGTACGGATACAACTCTCACGAAGAAACTCCTTATAGATGGACCGACATCTGCGATAAATGTCCGATCACAACTGACTTTTTCAAAAATGACTTCCCTTTTAAGCAATACTATAGAGTTAGGTACATGCTTTTAGAGCCGGGAGGGTACATCACCCCTCATGAAGATCAAAGCCATCACTCATTGTCTCCCGTAAATATGGCACTAAACAATCCAAAAGGTTGTAAGATGAAAATGAAGAATCATTCAGGGTACGTACCATTTCACCCCGGAACAGCCTTGTTATTAGATGTAGGAAATACACACGCTGTATTTAATGACAGCGATGAAGATAGGTATCATATTATTGTTCACGGAATTAAGTCCAAAGAATTTAAAAAGGTTGTAGAAGATAGTTATGCGCAAAATGGGTCTTAATAAAAACTATGTTATTGGCATCTACGACGATCCTAGTTTTACAGGCCACATAGGAAAACATGAAAAATTCAAAGAGATAACAGAATTTTTTACAAGATTCAAATATTTTGGCCCCATAGTTCACGGTAGAAGTGTTAACGAAATTTTAGACAAGGCACTAGAACATAATGTACAATACTGCATTGTGCAGTCCGTGGGTCATATAATCCAAGATGCTGCGTTTTTTAGACATATAGAAAAGTGGATTGATAAACAAAACTTTTTTGTAACTGGTCACATCATGGACAAAAACAAAAAGAATCTAAACAACCCAGAAGGTCATGAAGGTTATTACGGTTTACATAAGCAGTGTCTTTTAGTGAATCTAGAATATTATAAAAAGTTTGATAGACCTGTGTTCGGAGATAAAACAAATAAAGAAGAATTCGTAGTAAAAGCCAAGAGACACGCTAAGGATATACATGATGATTATACACCTCTTTCTCTGGCACCTACTGAAGAACTCACGATTTGTACCCCTCTTGTTGATGGTTGGAATTTTATTAACACATCTCTTGCAAATGATTTAACAGTTTATAACTTTCATCCAAAGATTAGAGATGTAAAACAGTATTTGTACCCAAAATCAAGTGCAGAAGAATTAGCAAAACAACTTAGTTGGATTAATAATATAGTAACTTACGCACCAACATGCGTTTTTCTCTGGAATACCGAAAATTATAGAGATTTAAAGTACATCAACCCAAACCCTATTAAAAAGTTATACTCTGTAGCTGCTAGTTTTAAACCAAATATGATCTTAAACACTTATGGATTTTATCCAGATACTGAAATTGTTTTTTACGACTATAGTAAACCTTCTCTCGCTTTTAAAAAACTATTACTTGAACAGTGGGACGGTGAAAATTATCATGACTTTGTTAGTTGGGCTTTGGACAAATATCAATTTAACGAAACAGGTGGTGTTGATACCGAGACTAAAACCAAAAAACAATTATGGGAAAGAGAAATTAAGTGGTGGGGTTCTGAATCAGCTATTAAAGAACACTGGCAAGAATATAAAAAATTAAAGCACTCTTTTATTCATGTAGATATCTGTGAAACTCCTGAAAAAATTACCTCTAGTATCACTCCAGAAAAAGATAGTTTGATCTGGTGGAGTAATGCATTTCATACTGTCAATGCTCAGTATTTAAGAGGTCTATCAGGTGTTAGGCAATGTTATGAAACTTGGATTAATCAAATTAAGGAGCAAAACCCAGATATATGGATTCTTGGGAAAGATCATCTCGATAGGCCAGTAGAAGGAGCAGTTATAAAAGACTATGTTATACAAAGCCAGAACTAAAATCTTATTTAGTGATTATTGGATTAATAGTTTAGTCTTCAAACCTCACTCAGACTATGATTTAGCAGGGCATGTAGACGCTATTGCTATAAAAAGTGAATCAGGTAGTGTATATGATTTTTACAGGTCAGGCCAAATAGAAGAGCCAGAAGATTTCAAGTATACGAAACTCTATAATCACTTTGGTGAGTTACAAAAGTTAATTGACTCATTTAAGATTGAAAAGACTAGAGTGCGGATACACAAGCAAAACCCTGGTAATATCATACCAGATCACGTAGATGATAATAATGTTTATGCTAAAAAACCAGAAGATATGCGGTTACGTATCATCACCGCTCTTAACGACAATGACGACGCTGTTTACAGATTTAACGATCAAATTATGTCTTTAAAAAAAGGGGAAAGTGTAGTGTTTGAGCCAGATAAAGTTAAACACGGTATGGAAAATAATTCAAAGGATACTGCGAGATATGCTCTAGTGCAAATAGTGAAAGTTTACCCTTTCAGCGGATGGTTTAAAGACTTTTTGTATAAAGACAATACGATTGATGTTAGATGAATATTGATTTTGGAACAGCATTTCATAAAAGAAATGGTAATGCAGTAAAAGTTACCGTAAATGAATTTAGAGATATACTCTATTTACACATAAGAGAGTACTCTATGGATGGAGATACTGGACAATGGTATCCCACGAAAACAGGTTTTTCTATGCCAGCTGACGAAGTTAGCTCGCTGATACCCCTACTACAAGATGCGTCAGAAGCTGTAGCTCAGCGGTATGTGTGGAACACCCAATTAGAATTAGATTTGGAGAATGAATATGAGTATTAAAGCTTGGAGTGACGATCAAGAAGCCGAGTTAGTAAAGTTGTATACGGAAGAAAATGTTAAAGATGTATATGAATTAGCAGAAATTTTCGACAAGGGATATAGAAGTGTAATTAGTAAGCTCGTACAGTTAAAAATTTATGAAAAACCCCAAGTTGAAGACGATTCTAAATCTTTAACCGTAAAAGTAATGCTAAGAGAGCTTGAAGACATTCTTGAAATAGAAGTCTTAGGGACAAATCTTAACAAAAAAGAAAACTTAAGTAAGTTATTAACTGCAATCAAGAAAAAATTGGAGAATTAACGTGGAGTTAGAGCCTTTGTCGCAATATGAAGAAAAAAAGTGGGATGAACACAAAAGAATGTTAGATTCTCAAACTAATAGAGTAAAGATTTTTGAATCTCCTGACGGAGGAAAAACTGTTTTTGAACGGTATTTCGGAGAGACTGAAAGAAGACAGATCAAGCCAGAACCAGAGCAGATAAATGAGGATGGTACAGTGCCTCCTGGTTACCCAGCTAAAACAGATGAAGGAGAGAAATCTGCTTTTGTACAATATGGTAAGGATGAGCACGAGGTATATCTCACTGAAGACGCTTTTGGACAAATAATTGCTACTCAAAACGACGAACCAATGGAAGTCGTCACGGCTAATCTTGTTGACTTTGAAGACGCTGATGCATTTATCAACGACGATCTCAGTGAAGAGGAACTTATTGCAGAAGAAGAAAAGTATATGCTTGAAAAAGGTATGGTAGATCACCCCCCTCATTATAATAAAGGTATAGAGACTAGTGATTATATCCGTTCTTGGGAAATGAACTGGGATCAAGCAAATATCATTAAGTATGTTACACGTTATAATCTAAAGCACGTAGATAAAGCTCTTCAATGTCAAGACTTACGTAAAGCTCGTCATTATTTAGATCGGCTTATCGAATCCTACGAAGATAAGTAATATTAAACTTTCATAATAGTTAAATTTTTCTTATTATCTATTTATGAATTATCAAGAACTTAAAAAACTCATTCAGCAACACAATATTGCCTACTATGATAAGGCTGCTCCCACTATCACAGATAGTGAGTGGGATCAGCTTTACGATAAATTAGAAGCGATGGAGAAAGCCCAAGGTTGGCGGGATCACGATTCCCCAACTAAACTTGTTGGTGGTGCGGCTGGAAAAGTTACCCATCCTTACAAACTGTATTCTTTACGTAAAGTTTACGATAAAGAGGAGATTGATGACTGGATGGATATCGAGCTTCCTAAAATTGATGGGACTAATCTTACTCTCATCTATAAAAGAGGTAAGCTTGAACTAGCCTTGACCCGTGGCAACGGTGAGCAAGGTGAGGACGTCACACATCTTGTAGAGTTTTTGAAAAATGCTCCTGCAAGAATCGATACAGAATTCGATGAAGTCGTTATCAACGGTGAGTGTGTGACAGACAATGAAGTTGAAAACTTTAGAAACTACGTGAGTGGTGCTCTTGGGTTGAAATCTGCTCTAGAATTTAGAGACAGGAACATCAACTTTATTGCCCATGACTGGCTCGGTGTTAATATGAACTACTTAGCTCGTATGAACATTGTGGCAAAAATGGGTTTCTTTACTGTACGACATGATCGTGCATGGGACTATCCGAGAGACGGTGTTGTATATCGTTGTGATTCTTACAGTAAGTCACAACAGATTGGTTACACATCAAAATATCCAAAGTTTGCAGTAGCTCTTAAAGAGAGACTAGCAGAGGTAGCTGTAACTACTTTGCAAGATGTACTTTGGGTAGTAGGTCGCACTGGAACAGTAAACCCGACAGGGGTTATTGATCCTGTCATTCTAGACGATGCGACTATCTCTCGGGTTACTCTCCATAATATTGGAATTATCGAAGATAATAATCTTGGTTTAGGCGACATGATTCAGATTGAACGAGCTGGTGGAGTAATACCAAAGTTCGTTGGCGTTGTTCAGCACTCTGATCATGGACTAAAGATTAACGCAAGTCACGCAGAACAGACCATTGGTAGTAAAACAAAGAGAGATGGTCCTAGGTTGTTGGTCGCGGATAAGAGTAATATCAATACATCAAAAGTTTTAGAACACTTTATCAAAACTATTGATATCAAAGGGTTAGGTCCAGCATCTGTTCAAAAGATGGGACTTACACATCCAGTAGACATCTTTGAAGATCAAAACTGGGATAGACTTGGTGCTAACGGTGCCAAGGTCGAGGCCGAGATCGAACGGACTAAAACTAAACCTTATGACTTAGTTCTAGCATCCCTCGGCATTCCTGGAGTTGGAAAACGTGCTGCAAAACTTATCATTGCTCACATTCCAGCTTTTAGGAACCTTAGAGATATAGAGACAACCGATATTAAAGGAGTTGGTCCGTCTACTGTAGATTCAGTATTATCTTGGCTCGACGAAAATGAAGATTGGGTTTATACCTTGCCTCTTCAACTTGAGCAGACTGCCACGGTTGAAGCTGTTTTGGAAACTCAACGTAAAATATGTATTACAGGAAAGCTAGATATGACTCGCAATCAATTAGCTGAGATACTTGAGGGTAAGGGTTTTAAAGTTACGGGAACAGTAACTAAAGACTGTCATGCTCTGATCACAGCAGGTGATACTAGCTCATCAAAGTACAAGCGTGCAACAACTCTTGGTGTAACCATCATTGACTATTGGTCAAGCAAAAAAGATGTGTTATCTGGTGATTTTTAATCTTTTTAAAAACAACCATGAAACCAAAAACAGTCACTTTGTCTTTGCTCATTATAAAGTTTTCTTGTAATATCATTATACAAAGTCAAGGGAAAGACAATCTCTTGAAGAAATTCAAAAACTAACTTTCGATCAGAGGGGATCAAACTATGTCAAAATTTGAATATACTGAAGATATGGTTGCACGTATGCACGAAGTTGCAGGTTCGGGTGTAACCGAAGAACTTATCGAATCACTCATGGGTGAGTTCGATTTCCCGCGTCGTTCAGTGACCGCAAAACTGCGTAAGCTGGGTTACGACGTACCTAAAAAGCCGGGTGCTGCTCCTGTCTTTTCCGCAGAAGAGACTGACGCACTGGCCGCTTTCCTTGAGTCTAACTCAGGAAACATGACAGCAGAAGAAATTTCCAGTTCCTTTATGGACGGCAAGTTCACTGCTCGTCAAATCAATGGTAAGGCTCTGTCACTCGAGATGACAGCTCACGTAAAGCCTGCCGAAAAGAAAGTCACTCCGCGTACTTACACGGAAGCTGAAGAAGCCACCATTTCGGATATGGTTGGTGAAGGAAAGTTCCTCGAAGAGATTGCTGACGCAATGGGACGTTCGGCTAATTCGATCCGTGGTAAGCTCCTTTCGATGGGTCTTAAGGCTCCGCAGCGTGACAAGAAGGATACTAAAGCTGATCCTTATGCAGGTATTGAAGACATGCTTGACCAGACTGTTGAAGAGATTGCTGAGGCATTCGATAAGACTGTTCGTGGTGTCAAGACTGTTCTTACCCGCCGTGGTCTGTCTTGCGCAGACTACACTCCGAAAGCCGCTGGTGAGTAATCACTAAGTTAATTTTGGAAACAAGGAGGGATGGTGGCAACACCATCCCTTTTATCTTATGACAAAATCACTTTTATTAGAAAATTTACCAGATGAAAACTTAGATCAAATTTTATCCTTGCCCCCAAAGGGCAAAGCACACTATTTTTCTAGACTTATAAAAAACTTCTACCCAGACCACGAAGAAAACTCTGAAGAATACGATAGATTGATAGAAGCATACGTAAGCTCCTTTTATTTAGAAAAACTGTATCGATCTAACAGATTTTTTAATGAATCTTTTACCCCAATATACACAAATACAGGTCTAATAAGAAATATATGGGCAGATATATTTTTTACAGACGATGACCTCATCACTCATTAAGATTGTAATTGCTAAAATCCTTGACATAGTGTACAATAAAGAAAATCAAGGAGTGTTTAATGGCAAAAACAAACGAAATTACGGAAGCAAAAATTCGTCAAGCAATCTGGATGATCAAAGCCAAAAAGACTAAAAAGTCTGTATGTGAACATCTAGGCATTGCATATAACACTAAGCGACTTGACGCTATCATTCAAGAATTTCACGACAAACAAGCAAGAGAAGCCGAGCTTAAAAAGAAAGCTAGGACAAAGAAGTTTACCCCTGGCGAAAAGCAAGTAATTGCTGATGCTTATCTTAGTGGGGAAACTCAGTCAGCTATTGCTCGTCAATACTACATCTCACCTCAGAGAGTAAAGAACATTCTCATGGAAATGAATGTTCCTATTCGTGCGAGAGGTAAAGGTAAAGCTGCAAAAGTTGATCACGTTGTACAAGACTTAGAGGTAAGATTCAATGCAGGAGATAAGGTATTTCTTGCAGGAGAGAATGCTTTTGCAGAAGTTAGGGAAGTGTATGACGAAGACTGGCTTGAAAAACACGAAAATGGTTATCAAAAGTATGTAGAAACATACGCATTCAAGCCAGATCGTAGAGGTATGCATGGGCATTATCACGAGCCTACTGAAGGTATTCACTACGAAATCTATTGGATGCTAGAAGGAGAAGCATTGCCCACACGTAAGCTAAGACCCTTCTTGCATCAACGTGAAAAAATTAGTAAGGTTATTGAAGAGACAGGACGCGAGTCCTATCTTGTATATAAAAGAGATGACCAAGGGGGCTATCGAGTAGTCACCCGTGATAAACTATTTCCTGTTAAGGCTAGTTAATGGCAATTGATCTACAAAAACTCACTCTGCGTAGACTATTGGATACGCAGAGTAACGATCTATACTCTAAACTTTTGAATCAATACTTCACAGGAATAAATTCTGTGTTGTTCGATAAAGTAAAAACTTTCTACAAGGCTAATACTCGTCTGCCATCAACAGACGAGATCCTTGCGTTACGAAAAGATGCAGGTCTTCAAGAATACCTTGAAAATCAAATCTGTGACGAAGAAAATCAAAATGAGGCGATTCAAGATGAGTTTTTAGTTGCACAGCTTCAAGATTTTTATATCCGTGATGAGACTATTCACTTCATGGATAAGTTTATTGATCAGCTAGAAGATTTAGAAAAAGTTGAAATTGTAGATAAGTTTCAAAATCACCTTTTACACCTTAACCAGGCTATTCCACATGATGATGAGCTTTATGATATCGCAGAGCTAGACTTTTTCCCGAGTGAAGAAGACTTTAAAATATACCCCTCTGGGTTATCAAACGAATTTGACGCAATCAATGGCGGATTTGCAACTCAAGAACTTGTTATGCTAGGAGGCAGGCGTGGATCAGGTAAATCAATCATTTCTCTAAACCTAGCCATAAATAGATTCCTACAAGGTAATACAGTTGCTTTTTTCACTATTGAGATGAGATACAAAGAAGTATACGATAGAGTACTCTCTATTATCTCTGGAGTTCCTTTTCTTGACATATTTAGAAACCAGCTTTCAGACAGACAAAAAATTACTATGGCTAGAGCAAAGTTTGAAAACTTTTATAAGCCCTCAAGTAAGATTGATAAGATGCTCCAAGAACTTGATTACACGAAAGATTTTAAAAACTTTGAAAAGCGTGTAAAAATAGAACGTCCAGAACTTAAAG